TCCTAAATAGGCTCAAAGTACCTCTTGCTGGATTGGGGGGTAAAACTGCTGGCGGAGCATTAGGTAAAGCTGGAGGAGGTCTTCTAGCTCGTAAATTAGCTGAAGGTAAGCAATTTGAATCAGAAGAAGACAAAGAAGATTATATTGACAACATAAGTTCTGGCATAGGTACTATTGGCAGTACTTTAGGGGGATTAGCAGGTATCCATGTAGCAGATAAGAATTTTTTACCTGATAGATTTAAACAAGCAAAAGAAGGCTTAAATTTTATTAGGACTGGTAGAGGTACGGGTGTATATAATACGCCAATTATGCGGAACTCAACTATTAATTCTGCTGTGAGAGTATTAGGTGGTGGAGCTATTGCTGGAAGTCTTCTCGGTATTGCAAAAGGCAGTGGGTTATGGGAATCTAAAGAAGAAAAAGATAAAACTCGTCCGTTTGCTCTGAGTCGCGATAAAGCTCTTGAGAAAGCTACTAACCCACAAACAGGGGAAGTCTCCGAAAACTTTGAATACACCCCAAGCAGAGAAGAAAAAATTCAAGACGATTTCCGATTAGGCAGTAGCTTAGGTGCTGGTGCGGCTGGTTTAGCTGGACTTGGTTTGCTTTTTGTTCCAAGATTCTTGCGACTGATTGTAGCCTATGTATTCAGGCGTTTCTTGGGGGTTGCCAGCTAGAGCTTTACCTGCACCGTAACCCAATAATCCACCACCGATTAAAAGTGCATTTCTACCAACACCTTTAGCCACCTCATTACCAAAACCAAAATTCGCAAAATGTTTCATATCTTCCCCTTTCTGAAATTTAATGTATCTAACAGCTTCACGAAACTTATCTGCCAAGGAGGATATAGGCTGCATTGTTTGTGGGTTAGGTATAAGACTACCTTCACTTAGATAAGCAGCACCTTTCGCTCCAGACTCTAATGTATTAATAGCAGCCCTAGCAGCAGGTTTAGCAGAATTTTTAAGAAATTGTCGCCTACTAACAGATTTTTCAAGACCACTGTTTATATTTTCCGCGAAATTATCGTACTTTTTTGCTTTGGTAGCAAAGTCGTCTATCTCCCGAACTTTTTGTATAATTTTAGGTGTAGTTGGTACTTGAGCTTTTGTTGCTTCGTATGTAGCCGAACCTAAATTTTTAAGAAAGTTTCTTCTATTCATTAGATTTGTTTTTGTATTTATCAATTATACCTTACGCCAAAAACCCATAAATAATGCCATGCTGAGAAATCGGTGTGGCATTATTGTTTTAATCCTAAAAAATGAAAATAATAAAAATGGATGAAGAACAAGATTTAGGCGCTCAGGGCGCTGGTATGGAAGGAGCGACCGAACTCAATCCTACCAATGCTTTTGGCGAATTACTTCTAGACTTAATTGAAGCCCAATATGAAGGCGACATTGATGCTGGTGTACAAGCTCTCGTTCAAGCTACTGGTTTGAGCGAAGAAGACGTAACTGGCTACATTAGCGGTGAAAACATCGTCGATGACACTGACGTACTTGAAGCAATGATTGGAGCTTTCCCTGACGCTAACGACGAAGATATTCAAACTATTATCGAAGTTGCAAGCGGAGTTGAAGAAGCTGACCGCGAAGCTCTAGAAGCACAATACGAAGGAAACGAAGACGCTGAAGGAGGCGTAGACCCAGAAATGGCACAACAAGGCGCAGACTATGCGGCTGCTTATAATCCCGCAATTCAAGCTAACTTTAACCGTAGCGTAGCTGAAGAAATTCAACGAGTACGTGCAGAAAATGAAGCTTTACATGCAAACTTTGCCAAAGCTCAATTTGAAGCTAATCTTTCTCAAGCTTTGACTGATTTGAACGCTCGTATTAGCCAAGACGTTGTAGATGGTATTATCACCCCTGCAATGAAGGAAGCTCTTATCGGTAATTTCTCTGACCCTCGCCAACGAGTAGCTCAGTTTACTGGCATTGCTCAAACTAACGGTGCGCGTGACTTGCAAGAACAACTCAATATGTCGGAGTTTGCTTATAGCTTGCTTCGTAATGTTGCCAATGTAACTCAGTTCACTGACTTCTCTGTTAGCGCTGAAGAAGTTGCGACTGCTAATTTCTCATCTAGCCTTGAAGAAGCTGCTAAGGGCGACCTTGTAGCTATGGGTCTGGATTTCGGACTATAAGGAGAATAGAAAAGAATGTATTTAACAACTCAAAAATATATCCGTAACGGTAAGGCAATCATTTTCAACGCCGCAGCTAAGAAAGTTGCAATCGATGGTGTTGAAATTAAGAGTGCCGATATTCAACTCAACTCTGAAGGGATTGCCGCAGTTCCTGAAGGTAGCTTCATCGCTACTACTGGCACTTCTGGCGAAAGAGTTGCCCGTTTCCTTCCTCGCACTCGCTTAAACGCTGCGACCGCTACTAACTCTCCTACTATCTCGTTGAAGACTCCTTGTTCTCAATTTAAGGTTGGGGATGTACTGTACGCAAAGCACTGTTTCGCTCGAATCAAGTTTGTTGGTACTTTTGCAACTAGTGATGTTATTACTGCCAAGATTGGTGGTGTAACTTATTCGGCAACTGTAGGTGCTACTCACACTGGTGCTGGTGCTGCTGCTGATTTCGCGACCGCTAACGCTGCTGCTCTGTTGGCTGCTGGCATTACCTTCGCTCAAGTCGGTTCCACTGCTGTAGCTACTATCTATGCTAATGACAGCTATGATGTGTACTTCACTACCTCAGGCGCTGCTGGTCAAGTTGTTGTCGAAACTACTGAAGCTGGTTACTTAGGTGACAATCTCACTCCTTTAGGCACGATTCTTGCAATCGGCGCTGAAAATGCTACCACTGGTGTTCGCTCGGTGACTTTGGCTGCTAACGCTGCTCAAGCTCTACCTATCAACTCTATTGTCGGTATTAACGTTGAAGAAGTTCTCGGTTTGTATCCTGACCCTGTAGACCTAACCAACGAGCCTGTGCGACATTTTGCAGTTATCAGTGAAATTGCTGGTATCTATCAAAACAATCTGCCCTACATTGACCGTCAATTGAAGCGTTTGTTTGGTTTGCACTTGCACATTAAACCATACTTCAACAAATAACGGAGAAACATAAAAAATGGCAATGTCCCCTATTGAAAGCTTTTTAAAAGAAGCTCGTGCTGCTAAAGCGGCTGACTTGGTTATCAACAATACCCTTCGTCAAACCAAAGAGCGCAGCAAAGTTCTCAACACTTATGTTCCCTTGATTGAAAAGACAGGTCGTGACTGGCTTGCTTATCTTGGGACAACCACAGACCCCATCGCATCGTTAGTTGCAACTGGTCAGGACTACCCTGAAGCGAAAAAAGGCGACTTCTCACGCATTCAAGCTCGTAACTTCAAAGCAGCGATTTCGTATCACTGGGACGAAGATACTCAGTGGCGTATGCAAGAAGTTAGCGAAATCGCTAAGCTTCGCAACATCACCATTCAGAATATTCAAGTCTCTGAAGGTAAGGTGCAATTGGGTCAAGATAACGAATTGGCTAAGGTTATTTTTGGTTCTGTAGCTTCTCTTGTTCGTGGTCACATCAACTTGATTGACTATCTTGCTTGGCAGACTCTACAAACTGGTAAGATGGAGTATACCGACCGTCGTACAGGTCTGAACGTTTCACTTGACTGGCGAAAGGCTATTCCATTGAGACGCAACAACTTTCCATTTCCTGTGTATCAAACAGACTTTAATGGAACTGAAACTGTCGATAGCTTGAAACGCGATTGGACACAACATGAGACTGCTGACCCTTTACAAGACCTTGTAGATATGCACTCTAACTACAAGTGGGTTAATGGATTTCCTGCTGATGAGATTGCTATCTCTGAGCGTTTACTTCTGAACATGGTTCGTTGTAAGTCCGTTAAGGAAGCTGTAGTTACAGCTAATGTTATCGGTAACGTTATTACTGGTACTCCTAGCATCGACCAAATTAATGAAGTTCTGACTCGCAGATTCCTGCCTAAGTTTGTCTTAGTTGACGATTATGTGGAATTGACTGATAACGAGGGCAAAGCAGTTCCTACTCGCGTACTTGATGAAGGTACTGTCGTGTTCTTGAGCCGTCAAGGTCAATTCAATCGTATCCTTGGTGGTACGTTGGAGAATGGAGGGAAGGCAGGGGTTTACGTCAACACGTACACCAAAGCTGGAGACCCGCCTCTCTCCATCACCAACACTGCCAGTATGCAGTTGGTCAGCGCAGTGACAATCGGAAAAACTGGCGCAGCGCGCAAAATGAGCAAGCAAGCAAGCTTAGAATCGTCTGTCAGCTTAGCCGAGTTCAATACATGGGATTCAACTCAAGGACTCACTGTCATCTCCTAATACTAATCCTAATTAGTTAAAATTAAATCCCTCTTCCGACAGATTGTTGGTTGGGGGATTTTTGTTATTATGTATACAAGTGGTCTACCGAATAGCTACGGGAACGCAAATTAAGGATTGCCCGACCACTTTTTTTCTTTTTCCTTAATATCCTTATCACAGAATTATGAAACTTCCAAGAATTGCTGGCATCTATAAAATTACAAATACTCTAAATGGGCTTTATTACATTGGCTCTACCGTAAACATTAAGAAAAGACATTACGGGCATTTTTCAAAACTTAGAGTAAATAAACACGCTAATTTTCATCTGCAAGCTGCTTTCAATAAATACGGTGAGTCTGCTTTCCAATTTGAAATTGTAGAAGAATGTCTGGGTAAATCTATAGAAGAGCTAAGAGCCGTCGAGCAGAAATATCTAGACGCTATCCCAGATTGGCGTGAATGTTACAACATGGTAAGAATTGCTAATCATCTAAAAGCTTTACCACCTATTAAAGAATCTACAAGACAAAAGATGTCTCTCAGAAGAGGTGTGGCTAATCCCAACTTTGGTAAGAAGCATCCAGAAGAATTAAAGCTTGAGATGGCTGAAGTAAAAAGAGTTCGTGGGTCTGGTGTCTATATTACAAAAACTGGTACTTGGAAAGTGAACATCAAGCTTTTAGGAGAAAAGACAGACACTTACCTTGGCACATACCTTGGAGAAGCTATAGCAAGAAAGGTAAAAGACTTAGCTGAAAGGCTGTACTGGGATAATGATATTTCTGTAAAAGAAGAATTAGATACCCTAAAAAGAGGGGCAATAACAAATACTGTAAATGCACGTAAATATGGTACAGGCGTGAAGTTAACTGCTGATGGCACATGGCTGGCTATTATTTCTGTAAACCATAAGAAGATTTATCTCGGTATTTATAAAACAGAGCAGCTTGCACGAACAGTTAGAAGTTTAGCTGAAAAAGTTTATTGGGACAATGATGAATCTTTATTGCCAGAACTAGAAGCCGCTAAATTGCAAGCAAACACACCACATAACCAAAAACATTATGGTGGTGGAGTAGTGTTTGACAAAAGAAGAGGTGATTGGTTAGCTAGAATCCGTTTAAACGGTAAAACTGTGCAAGTAGGTACTTTCAAAACCGAAGCCGAAGCAAAAGAACGTCGTGTGCAAGCTGAAAAGTATTACTATGACGGCGACGAAAGTTTTGCTTATCTGTTTAACAAACCTAAAAAAGAAAAAGCTTTACCTACTGGGGTACAATTACGTGATAACGGTAAGTATCGTGCAGTAATCAATATAAACAATAAGAGGCATACTCTTGGAACGTTCACTGAACTTGAAGACGCAATCGCTGCCAGACTAGCCGCAGAACAATCTCTGCTATCATAAATACATCTACACTTATACAACTATGATTCCCAAAACACCCCCAAAGCAATATCGTATTTTTCCCGCATATATAAATTATGAAGGATTTGTAGTCCCAGAGGGTATCTACAGTGAAACAGAAATTGACATTGTAGAAGCCAGAGCTAAATCTACCGCAGTTCTGGTTAACGCTAGTGAGTTCCAAACCGTTACTCCCGCCAACCACAACCCTGATATCTCCTTCATCCCTAGCAACGACCTAACCTTCAACAACACAACCACAATCCACACAGTCAAAAAGTTGAAAATCAACTCTTGTGAACCTTCCGAAATCGAAGCTCTCAAGTTCGTCGGCAAAGTAGCAACCCAAAAAATCACCGAAGCTCGTAAAGATGCTAAAATTGAATCATATTCACAACTAGACCGCATCGCTCCACTCAAGAGCAAGAAATGGGAAGACATCGCCGTTATCGACTTTGAACTGCCCGACCCCACTCATGGTC